GAATAATGGTTATGCGAATGTTGCGAATGTTGCGAATGTTGCGAATGTTGCTAATAATGGTTATGCGAATGTTGCGAATGTTGCGAATAATGGTTATGCGAATGACACAATGATTTCTAAGTATGCCAACGTTATAAATAGAAGCTATGAAGACATTATTATTAACTTGGCACTAAATTATAATGAGGCTTATAATGGATGTAATAAACCGATTAATGTTGAAAGAAAAATTAATGTTAATAATGTTATAGGGCACGAAAAAGAAACCCTTTATGTTCAAATACCCAAAGGCATTGACAATAATGAAATTATTACATTAGTTAATAAAGGTAATAGTTATGTTAATAATGGCGTTAGTCATAGCAATGTTAAAATAATAATACAGCTAATTCCGCACGAATTATTTGAGAGAAATGGTCTTGATTTAATATTTATTAAATCTATTAGCCTAAAAGAGGCGCTACTAGGCTTTAGTTTTATGTTAAATCATATTAATAGTAAGAGTTATAATATTACATGCACCGAAATTATTCATTTTAATTATGAAAAAATCAAGCCTGCTATGGGATTTATGAGAGATAGTTTTGTAGGCAATCTTATTATAAAGTTTAATATAGTATTTCCTGTTTCTCTCTCCTTAGAGACGAAAAAACAGTTGGCAACATTATTATAAAATGTATTATTATTATTGTTATTGCATAATAATAATAATAATTAAAAAATACTTAGGTTTAATCGTTTCGCATTTGGTTAGTTAATATTAAATATTTTGACGCATTTGTATTTGCTTCTAATACTTCTTTTGTGTTTAAGTTGCAAAACCAATTGTATTTATTTCTTTTTAATAGTTCGTCGTGTGGAATATATAAACCATAGGTCTTAGTATTTAATTCTAAGTATGTTGACCCCATCAAATCGTCTAAATCTATTATTTTGTTAGCAATTGTTTTTGTCCCTAAAAATCGGCCATCTATTATATCTAGCATTCCATCTTTATTTTTTTGCAATAACCATTTATTAACTAAATCTTGAATAGTTATATCACCTGAGTAGTTGTTGCTATATAATATTTCTAAATGATTAATAAATTCTTTCATTATTTTACATTCTTTAACGCATCCAATAAGTTTAGTTGACGGCATAACAGGTGCAATATGAGAATTTGAAGAACTATTTTTAAATTCACCGCACACCATTTTTTTACTTTCTAGAACTTTATCATATATAGTACTTAATGGTCTAAATAAAATGAATGAATTTTCTATATACATACCGCCATAAGTATGTAATAATCTCATCATATTTAATGTTCTCAAATTTGATTTAATAGGGTCACCTACTTTATTTAAATCTAGACAATTATTTTCTAATAACTTACAAAACGAATCGTCATCTATAATAATAATATGAAAATAATTATTACATTTATTAATAATATTTATTAACGTTAAGTATAAATAGTCCTGGTTTAATTCTATTGAATTTCGCGACCCAAATGACTCCCATTTTCTACTATTTTTTGCATAATCTATGTGTAACCATAATACCGGTTTCTTATTTGCGCTTAGCTTAATAATGGCGTCGTCAGTTTGGTCGTTTAATAAATATTTCTTTATTACGTTTAACTCCTCTACTTTTGTATTGTTATCCACATTTAATTGAAATTTTTTATAAATATAACCTACTGCTGCTAATATTAATATACTTATTAATAAGTTCTTGTAATTTAATTTTTTAGTATTCATAATATATATACTTTATATATTAATTTAATTGATTATTAATGTAATTAACATACATTAATAATTACATTATTAAATTAGCAATAAACTAAAGATTTAGTTTAAGCGTTTTAAATTAGACCAAAATTTCTCATTTTTTTGTTTATTTAATTCGTCTTGTTTAAATAAGCTATATGCGCGAGCACTTGATATATTGTTTTCATCTTCTTTAGACTTATTTAAAAGAGAGGTTGCTTCTTCGCGTTCCAATGGAGTTAATGATTGACTAGCTCGCTTATTTCTTATATCTTCTAACGAGTTATAATTATTTATATTATCTTCATTGGTAACAGGTATTAAACTTTCTGTGTGTGCTTTTTTTAAATCTTCGTATTGAAATTTACTAAATAGTCCTGAACTATAGTCTTCTGGTTTTGAATTTGTTAAATCGCAATAATTAGTATTGTTAAATTCGCACACGTTTTTTTTCTTTACTAAATTATGTGTTCTTAATATTTGCTTTTTTTCTTCAATAATCTTATGTAGTGAATTCAAATCCTTACATTGAGCCTGTGTTTGTTCCTTTTCATCTGCATCTGCATTAGTTAGCCAATCACCGTAACCATTTGCCTCGTAATCATTTGTTATTTTAAAGTTTTCGAATTGCTCGTTAAACCAAGAATTAAATTGTGCGCTTGATTTATTACTAGTTATTTTATGTATTAATGATGCATTGGCTTCATCTGCGTCCGCATTATAGTTTTCATTATAATTATTTAAATTTGTGGTAGAGCTGTGTTTCTCTCTAAAATTATATATGTTAAATAGGATTTTATAGGCGCTTGAGAAAAATAAGAAATAACTCTTATCTAGTCCTGACTTATCTGGGTGGCTGGCTATAACCTGTTTTTTAGCTTTTTTCAAGTCTTCTTCGTTAAAGTGTTGCCCTACTTTAAATAGTTTTAATATATCGTCATAGTCATAATTAGTAATGTCTAGATCCATGTTATTTAACTTATATTATAAAGTATTTACTTAAATAGTTTAAAAATTTGTTTGTTTAATTAATTAGACTAACAAATTTATGTATTTATATCATTGGGTAAGTTGCGTGTATATAATACTTCGCTATAATAAGGAAGTAAAATCACATCTCGAGTTGAAAAATTATATTTATAGGCCGTCTTTTATTTCAAAGTTGGTGCTCATTAATTTAATACATTACCGTTTTGTATTTTTATATGGCCCGTTAGTAGCTTGTATATTTAATAGTCCATTACTATTTGCATTAACAAGTACATTAAATAATTTAAATTATTGGTGTATTGCTAGAAATCACGACCAGTTTTTGCATTTGCATTTTGTTTGGATACTTAATATAAGTGATTTTGACTTGCGTTTAAGGTGTATGGTTTTTGCTGTAGCCATTAATTATTTTTCGCCCGGATTAAGCAAAATTAGGCATGGAGGTATTAAGTGGGTTTATCCAAAAACATTCAAGCTATTTTTACGGACTTTTAACGGATTTATACCGACAACTTGGATAGCAAAATATGATAGCTTATGTAGTCTTATGGCGTTAGGTGGGCTAGCTATTGAACTAATTTGTGCTCCGCTAATGTTGGTTAATATAAATTATGTTCCTTATGTTGTGCCGTTATTGTTAGTATTTCATATTGGAATAGACTTGACTTTGAATATGGAGTTTTATTTAAATAGTATGGGGTTAATTTTCTTAATGCAACAATATTATGCGTTTAATGCTTTGAGCAATGATTTGAGTAATTATAGCAGTTTAATTCAAATTACATTAGCTCTCTTATATTCGCTAACTATGAGAGATAATTGGCCATTTAATTCAATAGAAATATTTGCGTTTAATTATGAGCAATGTATTACTATTAAAAATAGGCAGGCGCATTATTATATAGAAGTTAAAAGAAACCATATACTACACAAGCATTATTTTATATTAGAATATTTTTTCGAGGTTTATACTTCATTAGATAGCGAATTTTATGATTTATTTCCAGAATTAGTTGATAAGTCATTACCTTTTGACAGTATTAAAACATATATTAAATTGAGAACTTGGTTTAAAATGCGAGATCCATTTATAGATTATATAAATGGAAAATCTATAAAATTATGTTATGATGAGAGAAGTGTTAATAGTAACACCAACACATTAGAAAATATTTATGGAAATGATAGCTTATGGAATTTATAAAATGCAATATTACAACTTATTTTATTATAATAAATTGTAATATATTGAATCTCTTCATTATTTCATTTCTTCATTTCTTCAAATTTTCTACAAAGCTTACGCGTCTAGGCCATCGTTTTTTTCTTCGCGTTGGTCTAGGCTCTAGTGGGTTTGGTGGTGGCGGAATAGGTAAATAGGGCAGTGGCATAAGCGGAGACGGTGCCTTTGGCGGTGGAATAGGTGATGGTGGAATAGGCGAACGAAAAAATGCGTTTAACCCCTTAGCGACATTAAACCTTTTTTTAGACCTTCTATGTTTTCTTTTATGTTTTCTCGATTGCGCCATTGATTATTTATATAATATCTAAATAAAATATATAAATTATTCTTTAAATAGATTTCATAACTATTTAAAACTAAGGTTCTTAATATTATTATTAATAAACTATTAAACTAATATGGAGACTTCTATAAATATTACTTATACGCAAAATGTTATAAATGGTGAAACTGGAGCCAAAATATTAGCTAGCCTTGAAGACTTCTTTAAAACAAGCATATTAAAAAAAATAGCCGGCTATCAACGACCATTAGTGCAAAAATATCGCAATTTTCTTGAACGCTCCTTAGGTCGCTTTGAATGTTATTTTGATAAAACACTAGAACAGCAAATAATGGATTATTTGTTGCTAAATCCGCGATTTAAAGACATACATAGTTATTGTATAGACTGCATTAAAAAACACAATGACGGATGTATTGAAGACATATGTTTTATACCTGTAGAAGCAAATACTCCTGACGGCGTTTGGCATAGAGACACTATTATAGAAAATGAAATAACGGATTTTGAACGCCCGCTCTATTATATAGGGCATCTTATATATTTTGATGATTTGGCGAATACTGAATTTTGCTTAAATAGTGAGCATAATAGTAATAATAATGCAGACATATATGAAAAAAGAATGATAAATGCGGAAACATATTCTAGTGTGTATTTTGATGGGCGCACATTACATCGGGGGCTAAAAAATAATAGTGGTTATACACGATATGCTATATATATTTCATATATTGCTAGTAGTTATAGTGTTAAAGAAACGCAAAATATATATTTATAATACAGTTCTCTATCTTCGTTTAACCTTTTTATTTTGGTCTGATTTGATTATTATTTGTCTTAAACTGCGCCTTTGTTGTGGTTTAGCAGGCTCTAATGCAGGCTCTAATGCAGGCTCTAATGCTTTAGCAGGCTCTAATGCAGGCTCTAATAGTGGCTCTGATTTAGCTTTTGACTGCTTAGCCTTTGTTTTCTTTTGCACAACTTGTTGCGGTGACTGCGACTTAATAATAAAGTGGTTTGGCGACGGTTCGTTAAATAATGGTTTTGGAGGTGGTGGAATAGGTAGATTTGAGGCGGGTGCTCTTGGCAGTGAGGGTGGTTGCGGTGGCGGAATAGGCAATGAGGGTGCTCGCGGTGGCGGAATAGGTAAAAATGAGGGCGGACGCTGATAAAGACCTTTACCGCGATTAATCCTCCTTTTCTTAGAGTTAAGTCGCCGTTTTCTTGAGTTAAACCCCCTTTTTCTTTTTACATTTCTTCTTGTAACTGCCATTTCTCTCTATATATATGCTAAATATAATTTATAGGTCTATTCTTTAAATTATATTTTTATAATCAATTGAGCGTGTTACTCTTCTTTAATGTAACTGCTTGTGCACAGTTTCCTTATTATTTTCTCTTCATTGTGTTCCTTGTTGTTTGCTATTGCTACTAGCGTATGTGTGTAATAATTTTGCTTAGTCTCATTATTTTGAAAATCCGGATTTTCTTTTGTCCAATTACTTAAAGCGCAAAATTGTTTAGTGGATACATCTTTTATTGCTTTTCTGATTTTATCTTTATTAACATCTTTCTCCCAG